CTAAAAGAATAATAATAAAGAAGGGTGTTGGTATTGCTACCATTCCCGCAAGTTCAGACCATAGGGATGGAACGTGGTTAAGCACTGATTTATACATTGGTGAGTTCTACATGAACACAACAAATGGTAAAATATACACACGTACATCAAGTGGTATTTCAGAAATAATTTATAACGTTGCAGATTTTGAATTATTAGCAAATAAAGCCACAAATTTCACGGTTTTAAATAACACTAAATATCCAACAACTCAAGCGGTCGAAAACCAAATTGACGCTAAACTTGTAAGTACTGGTTATTGGAATGTTGCAAGTTCAGAAATTGCACGTGGCTACAGAGCGCAACACAATTCAACAACGGTGTTGTCTGAAAACATTGCAACAGGAACACTACAAGGTACAGCAACAGCAGTGGCAGTGTCAACAACATCTATACAAACTAAAAAGACACGTTTAAAAATTGGTGTTTCAACTCCTGCAGCTAACGGTGTTTGCGGTTACAGGTCAACAAGTGCTTTCAATATTATTGACATGGGTTGGAGGTTTTGCGTTGCGTTTGGTGTATCAGACACGGCTTTAAATACAGGTGCAAGACAATTCTACGGAATGACATCAGCAACGACTTTATTAGGGATATCTTCTACGGTAACAGTAGAGAGTTTGACTAATATAGTTGGTATAGGTTCGGATGCAGCTGATACTAATTTGCAAGTATTTCATAACGATGCAACAGGTACGGCTACAAAAATAGATTTAGGGGCTAATTTTCTCGCAAATAGAACAGGAAGTGCAGCAACTGATTTCTTTGTGTTTGAACTTTATAATCCATTTGGTTCAATGAATGTATATTACAAAGTTACATCATTAGAAAACAATGTAACATTACAGGGTACTATCACAACTAATTTACCAAACGACACTACACCGATAACGATTCAAGCGGTTAGAACTTCGGGAGCGTCTTCAAACGCTTGCAGTTTTGATATTAGTCAATTAACTTTAAATTGTTTATCATGATAGAGGTATACCAAGAAGTAAGGGGAGCTTACACGTATGTAGAAAGCACTTACTTAAATATAATCAGAGTAGGAAACGAGGTTTTAAATGCTGATGTAACAACCGAAATAACAGCACAGGAAACTATCATAAACAACTACATCTAATTTACAACAACACTCCTAAATCAAGGTTATATAATTATGAATGAAATCAAGTACATTTTAGAGCAAATCAGAAAGACAAAAACAATAGTGCTAATTATAATTCTGCTTGCTTTCATTCTTTTTTATTATAAGTCATTGGTCACTCAAGTAGTGGTTAAAAAAATTGAAAGTGTTGACGAGGTGAAAAAAGACATTAATAACAATGTTTTAATTCAACAAATGTTAAATGAATTGATGACAAAATATAATGCTGATAGGGCTTATATATTTCAATTTCACAACACGATCAAATACTACGATGGAACGCATAGAAACCATCAATCAATGACATTTGAAGTTTGCAACAATGGTATTAGCTCGGAAGCGCATAATTTACAGAATATTCCCGTTAGCTTGTACCCTATGTTCTTACAACAGATAATGTTAGAAAAGATGAACTATTGCCAAATAAACAACATCAAAGAGCAAACGACAAAAGCATCGTTATTTAGGCAAGGAATTCAATCGATATGTATAGCACCATATTTTAAGAAAGGAAGTTTTGTGGCTTATATAGGGATTGACTATGTAAAAGAAAATAAGTGTACAGAGATTGATTTTAAGGAGTTTAAAGAGTTTACAAACGAAATCGGTAATATATTAATGTTATGAGAAAAGGAGGAAAAAAAGGTTGCCAATGTAAAGATGGCACGTACAGTAAAGAGTGTTGCGACGGTAACTCTCAAGGTGTTGGAAGTACACAACAACAAACAATTAGTAATGTAAACCACACCATCGAAGTAAGGCAAATTACAACAGAAAGAGGTTAATAAAGTTATTAAAGAAAAAAGCTATGACTAAAGAAATAAAAGACGCGTTAAAAACTATCAAGACCTTCCTGGGTATGGAGGTGAAGTTAGAGCAAATGAAGTTAGTAGATGGTAACACGGTAATCGAGGCCGATTCATTTGAACCTGGTGCTAGTGTTATGATTGTAGTTCCTGAAGGTGACCCTGTACCTTTAGAGGTTGGTAATTATGAACTTGAAGACGGTCGTTTACTTATCGTAGAAGAAAAAGGAATGATTGCAGCGATTGAAGAGATGCCAAAAGAAACTGAGGAAGAGGAAGAGATGCCAGTTGAGGCTGATGTGACTCCCGAAGTTGAGGTAAAACAACCTAAAAAAGTTGTAAGCATCACTGAGCAACACTTTGCAGAAATGGAATCAAAGATTGCTGAACTTGAAACTAAGTTAGCTGCAATGACTCCCGAAGTAGTTGAGTTAATAGCAGAGCCTAAACCGATTCAGTACAACCCTGAAAACGCAAAACCAATTGAGCATATGGATTTAGCTACAAACACAGGTAAATCAACAAGAGATAGAATTTTAGAAGAAGTATACAATAACAAATAAACAAATAAAAAATGGCTACAACAATTAACATTTCAACTTCATATGCTGGACAAGATTCCAAACTATGGGTAAAAGCTGCTTTATTAAGCGGTAACACTTTGGCAAATGGGGGGATGACTATCATTCCTAACATTGCTTACAAAACTACAATGTTCAAAATCGGAACGGACGACATTTTAAAGAACGCAACTTGTGATTTTGATGCTACATCTACCGTAACACTTTCTGAAAGAAGTTTGACATTAGAGCAATTTCAAGTTAACTTACAATTGTGTAAAAAAGACTTTTTGGCTACATGGCAAGCTGAAGAAATGGGATTCAGTGCAAACAAAGTTTTGGCAAAATCATTTGTTGATTACTTGTTGGCTTATATCACTGATAAAGTTGCTTCATCTGTAGAGGTTTCTATTTGGAGAGGTGCAAACGCAACAGCGGGTCAAATTGATGGTATCGCTACATTATTGGCTGCGGATGCTTCTTTGCCAACTGCTAACGAGGTTGCGGGTTCTTCTGCTATTTCTGCTTCTGCTACGGTAATTACTGAGTTAGGTAAAATTGTAGATGCAATTCCTGCTGCTTTGTACGGTTCACCAGACTTGAAAATATACGTTCCTCAAGGTGTTATGAAGGCTTACATTAGAGCTTTGGGTGGTTTCTCAGTAGCTGCTACTTCAAACTCTGGTACAGATGCTAAGGGAACACAATGGTACAACGGTGGTGCTTTAACTTTCGATGGTATTCCAATTTTCGTTGCTAACGGATTGGCTGCTAATACTGCTATTGCTGCTGAAACTTCAAACTTGTTTTTTGGTTGTGGTTTATTAAACGATACAAATGAAATAGCGCTTTTAGACATGAGTCCATTAGACGGTTCGCAAAATGTACGTTTTGTATTACGTGCAGGAATGGCAGTTAATTACCATTCAGTATCTGACATCGTTACTTACAATATTCCAAACGCAGCTAACTAATTAACTAATTAATTAACCAATTAAGGGGAGGGTATATTCCCTCCTTTTTTTTTAAACTTTAAATTTATGGCTTGTAATTTAAGTATAGGACGCGCGGAAGCGTGCAAAGAAGCAATCGGAGGACTCAAAGCGGTGTACTTCATTAACTATCAGATACTACCTTCTGATGTAACATTTTCAAACGACCTTATTACAGCAGTAATAAATGTAGACAACTTGTACAAGTATGAGTTAAAGTCTAACGAAAATGTATTTGACCAAGAAATAGTTTCAAGTCGTGAAGCAGGGACAACATTCTTTAGGCAAACATTGACTATTAAACTAAAAAAACAAGATGCTACTACGCACAAAGAAATCAAATTATTGGCTTACTCAAGACCTCACGTCCTTGTGGAAAACAACAACGGTCAATTCTTTGTTATGGGCTTGTTTAGAGGTGCTGATTTAACAGCAGGTTCTATAAATTCTGGAGGGGGGCTTGCAGATTTTAGCGGATACAGTTTGACTTTTACGGCGGAAGAGGCTCTACCGGCACCATTCACAGACATAACAAGTTCAACAACTATTGTTTCTGATTGTTTCACAGGTGCAACAGTAACAACTGCTTAGTCATGGCTTGTTTAATAACACTTGGACGTTCAGAGCCTTGTAAGGATAGCCTTGGAGGGCTACGTAACGTATACTTTATTAATGAAGATATAACGCCAACATTCATTTATAAAGAAACTGTTCCAGGTCTCAGTAACGTTTATGTAGTTGATACTGACTTTAGCCAAACTATTGAATATGTGAATTTTGTGC